AACTACGTTTGCTAGCGGATCACAACCAATTTCATTATTGATTTCCGCTATACAACAGAGGAAGTTTGCTGTACCATTTCAAGGCGGCTTTGATGGATATAATCCTGCAACGAAAAAGAATACAGGTAAAGACATTTCACCAGAAAATCAACAAGGATTTGATTGTTCAAGTGCAACAGCTAGTGGATCTGTAGCATACACAAGAGCTATTAACTCAATTAGTAATCAGGATGAGTTTGATATTAATTTAATGTCAACTCCTGGATTGATCTACTCACTGCATCCAAGCCCAGTTAATAAGGCTATGGATACTGTTAAAGAGAGAGGTGATGCTTTTTACATATTTGATCCTTCTGGTTGGGGTGACTCAATCAACGCCACAACAAATGCTGTATCTTCACTAGATACAAATTATGCAGGATGTTATTATCCGTGGGTAAAAGTTCTTGATGATAGTATTAATCTTCCTGTTTGGGTACCACCTTCAGTTGTACTTCCTGGTGTCTTCGCACAGAATGACAGGGTAGCACACGAGTGGTTTGCACCTGCAGGTCTTAATAGGGGTGGTCTAAGAGGTGTCTTAGAGGCAAAGACTAGACTAACTCACGCTGAAAGAGACTTACTTTATGAGAATAGAGTTAATCCAATAGCTTCATTTCCTGGTCAAGGTGTAGTTGTTTTCGGACAGAAAACATTGCAAGCTAAACCTTCAGCACTCGATAGAATTAACGTTCGTAGATTGCTAATCAGACTTAAGAAGTTTATTGCTAGCTCCTCACGTTATCTGGTATTTGAACAGAACACAACTGCAACAAGGAATCGGTTCCTCAACATTGTGAACCCATTCTTAGAATCAGTACAGGCAAATCAAGGTGTTACAGCCTTCAGAGTTGTGATGGATGATTCTAATAACACGCCAGATGTGATCGATCGAAATCAGTTAGTTGGACAGATATTCATTCAGCCGGCACGTGCTGTTGAATTTATCGTTCTGGACTTCATCGTTCAGCCAACAGGGGCAACTTTTAGCTCTTAAAACGACTCAACAAAAACAAATTAAAGCCTAGTAGTATATTTACTGGGCTTTTTTGTTTTAACTGATTTTTTTCTTAGTCAATGATATTTATAATCAAATGAAGTTAAACCTTTCATAGGAGAAATAGAATGCCACAGCTGATTGATCCCACTGACATAATGTTCACTCAGTTTGAACCAAAAGTACAAAATCGGTTCATCATGTACATAGAGGGCATTCCGGCTTACACGATTAAAGCTGCCGCTCGCCCTCAAATTCAGTTTGAAGATATTACACTGGATCATATTAATGTTAAGCGCTACGTAAAAGGTAAAGGTGAATGGCAAGCATTGGAGATTACTCTTTATGATCCTGTTGTCCCTTCAGCTGCGCAGGCTTGCATGGAATGGATCCGATTGTCACACGAATCAGTAACTGGTCGTGATGGCTACTCAGATTTTTATAAAAAGAACGTAACATTTAATGTTTTAGGACCTGTTGGAGATGTCGTTGAAGAATGGCAACTCGTTGGTACTTATATTCAACAAGCTAATTTTGGGACCTTTGACTGGTCAACGAATGAAGCAGCGAATATTACAGTAACACTCAGGTATGATTACGCAATACTACAGTTTTAATTTTTTAAACTTAGTGACATAGTATCAACGGTAAACGTTGTGGCATTCTTTATCAAAAGATACTGTTTTACAAAATAGTTGTGTTAGAATAGATAAGTAATAAATAATAAGGAGTTATAATGCCTAAGAAAAATCAATCAAATGAGAGTAGGTTTCCTACGGAGTTTGTAGACTTACCCAGCAAAGGATTAGTATATCCTGAGGGACATCCTCTTCGTGAAGGAAGAATTGAAATTAAGTATATGACTGCTAAGGAAGAAGATATTCTTACATCACAGAATCTAATCCAGAAGGGAATCGTTATTGATGAGCTTCTCAAATCTCTTATTAAAACAAAAGTAGATTTTAATGATATTGTTATTGGTGATAAAAATGCAGTAATGTTAGCATCAAGAATTCTTGGATACGGTAAGCAATACGTTGTTGACATTACGTGTCCAAGTTGTGCAAAATCTGAAGAGACAGATTTTGATTTAACATCATTTGAATACAAAGAGATAGATGAAGATTTCTTTAAAGATTCCAATGGAGTATATAAGTTTACGCTTCCAAACGCAGAGAGAGAAATAGAATTCAGATTCTTGACACAGAAAGATGAGAGTGATATTGATATTGAATTATCTGCTGTAGAAAAAGCAGGTATTGCAGTGAGCCCTGAAGTAACATCACGTCTTAGACGACAAATTGTATCTGTTGACGGTAATGATGATCAAGAGTTTATTAAGAGTTTCATTAATAATGAGTTCTTTGCTTTAGACTCTAGAGCATTTAGAGAATATTACAGTGATAAAATACCTGATGTGAATTTTGATGCAAACTGGAAATGTGATTCATGTCAATGGATGGGTCCTGTAGATTTACCAGTGACAGTAAATTTCTTCTGGCCTTCCCGGTAGATCCCGAATATAAACCGCTGATACACGAATCAATTTTTAATCTTGTGTATTTTAGTGAAGGCGCATTTCCATTCGGCGATGTATATGATATGCCAATTTATCTTAGAAAGTTTTATATAGATCAAATGGTGAAGACGAAGGAAGCAGAGAATGAAAGAGTATCTAATGCACGAAAAGGAATGGGTCCGGACATACAAAGATCCAGTGGATAATATAACATTGCGATAATTATATTTGTAATAATACACCCAATGTGAGGAGTTTTACAAATGAGTAAGAAGACATTAAAAGAAATCGGAATGAGCGATGTTGTTAAGGGTCTTGTAGGCGCATATATTTTTAACAAAGTTGTTGGTGCCGGATCAAAAGCAGGACAATTAAAAGCAAAGGTTGCAACCCTAGATAAAGCTATAGCAAAAGAGCTAGATGATATCGACAAATCTATGGAACAAAATAGAAAAGAAGTCGAAAAGAGATTTAAAAAACTATCCCCAGAGCAACAAAGAACAATGGCCAAGATGGCAAAAGCATGGTCATAGACTAGGAATAAAAATTGGCTCAGATCACACAAAAAGAAATCAATTTATTAACAAGAAGAAATACGCTCCAGAAAGAGTATGATGATCTTGTAACTAAGATTGGTAAGAAGGAAGCTAAACAGCAATATGACGCTGGGAAGTCTGGTAAAGAGCTTAAAGAGACATTAAAAGCAATAAAAGATATAGAAAAAGCGGCTGCAAAAACAAACAAAGAAATAAAAGAGCTAGGGGATAACATTGGTAAAGTAAACTCTGAAGGAAAAACAGCATCCAATCAGAAGCTTGATCAATTTTTTAAGAAGTTAGCAGATAACTCAAAGGTAGCAGCAACAGCGATACAGATGGTTTCTACAGAGTTAGTAAATTTACAGAAGATTGGAAAAGGAGGATCAGATCTCGCAAAGGGAATGGCTGGTGTCCTAAAGACAGAAAAAGCAATATTAGAGGTTTCACAGGATAAAGCATCATTAGCAGCAGCAGATTTAAATACGATGAAGAAACAGGCTCAGGAGAGCTTGAGGTTATTAAAGACAGATAAGGCAAGCTCAGAGATAGCTAAAACACGTGCTCGAGAACAGATAAAGACAATTAATGCACTTGACATGCAGCAAAGAAAACAAAAAGTTATAAATGATATGCAGGAAAAACAGAATGAACTTGTAGGTAAATTTAAGGACATCATGGCAAGAGTAACAGCAGGACCATTTCCTTTACTTATACTTCTTTTAGAGGGTGCCAAAAAATTAATGGGAGCAGTTCGTAAACATGCTATGGACTTTCAGCAGGAAATAGGTGGTTCTGCAGACGCTGCGTATGCTATGGTAGCAAATGTGGGCAAGGTACATGCAAAGTCTATGGGAGTTGCAGTTTTAAATGAAAAAATTAGGGACGATGTGCTGGCTGCATCAAGAGCAGCAGCTCTTGCAGGTGATAATATGGATCTTATGTATAATACAAGCATTGCTGTAAATGATGCTGTAATTGCACTACAAAGTAATGTTCCTATTAATCAGGTCGCAGAGTTAGCACAAATGATGTCTGAGGTGACGGATCTATCACGCGAACAGGCATCTGCTCAATTAGGATCAGCTATGGCATTTGCTAAACAGAATAAGGTCGCACCTGCCAAGATAATGAAATCGATGGCAGACAATGCAGCTGTATTAGCTACTATGACTAATGGATCAGCGGACTCTATGGTAAGACTTGCTGTCGCTGCAGCTAAGGCTGGTATGGAATTAAGCGCGATGGAACAGGTGGCTTCGGGACTACTTGATCTAGAATCATCGATTACAGCAGAATTTGAGGCATCAGTCCTCCTTAATAGAGATATTAACTTAGACATGGCGAGACAGTTTGCACTCCAGAATAATATGGAGGGCGTAATAGGTGAGATACAAAATCAGTTAGCTGGACAGGACTTTGCAAGTCTCGATAGGATCCAGAGGGAATCACTCGCAAAGGCTGTGAACATGAGTGTTGGTGATCTCGGAAGGGTCATGTCAAGATCTGGTCAGAAACTTGAAGGAACAGTACCTGAAAAACAATTAAAGACGTCTAAGGATCTATTAAATGAAAATATAAAAATGACTGATTTACTGGATAGAATAATCACAGTTTTGCAATGGGGCTTTACAGCCGTTGTGGCTGCAAATGCATTAGGATTTCTTGGCGGCGGTAAATTAAAAGGATTAAAAAAATTGTTCAAAGGAGGAAAAGGCTTTAAAGCAGCAGCATCAGTTGCTGGTGCAAAAGCTATGAGTAGGGCACGTGGATTTAAAGGGCCAATATCGAAAGCGACGGGAAGACCAGATATGAGATATAAAGCTAATAAAAAAACAATAACGAATCTGACTAAAAATTCTGATGACATGTTGAAAGCATCAAAAAAAGTTG